CCGCGCCTGATAGCGTCCTGACGAGCGTTGGAGTGCCTGTAGATGTAACCGCGACATTTGCGGCCCCGTCCATTCTGACGGTAATGCTGGCTGATGCTGTAGCACTTGCGGCACCAGTGACAGAACCCGCAAAGTGCAGAACCCGCGTTGGCGTCGCCGTTGCTGTTGCGGCAACGCTGGCAGAGCCTTCAGCCAAAACCTCATGGAACACTTCGGCAGAGGCCGACGCGCTTGAAGATATGCTCGCCGCACCCTCAAACAGAATTGCAAACTGGATTGCACCAGTTGCCGCTACTGAGACGGTTGCAGACCCCAAAGCGTGAATAACATCAAGCGCACTTAATTGCTCAAGGTTTCCGAAGGTGTCTAGGGCTTCCAGATTCCCCCAATTGTCAAGCTGCTCAAGCGTTGGGTTTGACCAGTCAACCCTCGTCAGCAGTAACGCGCTGTCCAAAGAATATGGAAGCGCGTCAATGCTGCTGGTAAAGTTGTCGAGGCTGGGGGTTCCGGTCGCCATTGGCTGACCTTACGCCGCAGTCACGTCGAGGTCACCCGCCGAGATTTTTAAGATATCACCAGACGCAATGGCCTTCGCAACACTAAAAGCACCGTGGATCAAAAGGTTGCCACCGCTAGAAGCGTCAAAAATACCAAAATGAGAAATCGTACCCCAAGTACCGGTCGCCGCCGCGAACTCAATCGCTGCGGTGTTATCTGTGGTCCCGCCGGATGCTGCGTCAAAGTTCGCGGCAACACGGGCATAATTGTTCCCAGTAATTTCTGAGCCAGAGGCATCGTCGTTGAACGACGCGACCGCCAGACCAAGGTAAGCCTGAGACGGGAATGTGTATGCGGAAGTGCCGAGGACGTGGTCCAGCACCTTGTTCTCTAGGTAGTCACTCATTGCAGACATGGCTTAACTCTCCACTGCGTTGTTTTGGCGTTGATACACGCTGTTAATATGCAACGATCCGGTCCCGTACTGACTTCTCTGCTCGTCAACTTTAATTTGCTCAAGCGCGGACTGGAAGCGCGACATATATTGACCCGCACGGGTTTCATCAAGAAGGTAAGCATACGCCTCTGCGAGTGCGCCGTATAGATAAGCGTCGGGGCTGCGCGTTAGCACATTGTTTGTAGCGTTTGTGTCGGACAGAGGAACGAGACTGCCAACATAAATAATTTCAGCAGTGTACCCGCTGTCGGGTATTGGCCGGAGTTTCATTTCGTCGCCAACAATGCTGTACCCTTGGGGCTTCCCCGTTCCGCCGGATGAGTAGGTCTGGTCCAGTGCGACTGGGCTGTAATAATTTAAGACCGTTAGCGGAGTAGTGTTTAGCTTGACCTCGCGCACCTCTCGCAGATCAGTTGGCAAAGAGATGTATTCGTCCCCAGACGTCAGCGTCGCTGTTGACCGCTTCTCCTGACTGCGGGTCTCCAACTCTCGGCTCATGGTCGCTTCGGCAAGTTGAATAAAGTCAGGGATGATTGCGGTCAGATCGTCACGGGCGAGAAAGTTCGCAACCGCCGCCTTCAATTCGCTGTAGGTCGAAATGGACATTACAAATTTCCGCCGCCGGTTCTGAAATCTCTGTTCTCACTGTCGTTTAGCCACTGCCGCCACGCCTTTGGGTTCTCTCTTGGCTGACCAAACTTCTCAATTAAATGATTGTACACGACGTTGGGGATTTCCGCTACATGATGAATATGACGCTGCGTATTCCCGATCATGCTCCCCTTTTGATAATCATTGCTCATTTGACGGTTTAATTTTATGAGCGTGTCAAATCTTTGCGTTTGCTCAAAAACCGTGGAGCCATCATCATTCTGATGAATGTGGACCTCTTTCGCAGTGGTCGGGTCGGTGTATAAAAGTCTCTTCATAAAACCCTCAAAAGAAACCGGGCGGCCCCGTTAAACAGTTCCGCCCGGAGTGATATTTTACGATCCGCTTAGATCGAAAATTGCTGCGTGTGCTTTGGGTGCAGTCGGCTTCAACGCCCACTCAACAACAATGTGTGAAGTGGTAGCGTCGCCGTCTTTAGCCAAATCTTCCTCAAGGAAGTTACGACCTTTGAGTGTGCATAGTGACACAAAATCAGGGTCGATGAGGAATACGCGGTCATTGCTCAACTGGCGAGACGGAATCGAATCCAAACTGCCGAAGTCGGTCAAGAATACAGAAGTTGAGCCAACATATGTAATTTCTTTTGCGGCGGTCATGTTCACGTCGTTGCTGACGAGGTTCCCGCTGGCTGAGAGGTCGGAGAAGTTGGCGCGGTTGGTTGCGCTAGAAACCATCAGGCGAGGGTTTCCACCGTCGGTCCATGCGTCCTGCATACCGTCTTCGATAAGAGCCAAGGAAAGCGCACGGTCATCACCGTTGGTGATGGTGTTAGTGCCAAGTCCGTTGGCAAACGCACCAGAGCCAGCACCAACAGAACCGTTGGTTATCCAGCCGGAAAGTGACGCAGACTTGCGTGGGTCAGAACCAGAACTTGCAACGTCTGTGTCGCCAATCATCTTGTCGATATCACGACGCAGTTCCAGTGCTTTTAGAACCTTCTGGTAGTTATGCTCGCGCTCACGCCCGGCCTTGTCCACTGCGTCCAGAGTGCCAGAAGTTGCGAACACCTTCTTGGAAATCTGGTGGTAGTTTCCGACGCGAACAGTTGGTGTGGCGGCGGCAGTCGAAGTAGTCGCGCCCTCATTGTGGTAGTTATTGGTCGCTGCTGCGGCCAAATCTTGAACCTGCCACTCGGTAAAAATGCCGGAGGAGGTCTCTTTTTTGACGTTTGAGAAGATAGGTGTCTCAGTTGGGTCGATGCGGTAGATTACATCTGCCAAGGTCTCTTTTTCGCCGACTGCGGCGGTGGTTGCGAATACAGCCATTTTTTTGTTCCTTTCGGGCTATCTGCCCATAAGATAATCGACTGCGGCGTCAACGGTTCCAGCTTTTTCAAATCGCTTTCTTGCGTCCTGCCGCGAACGGGTTGCAACTTCACGCTTAGTCTTTGGCCGCCCTGCTTTTGCCATCTTCGGTGCTTTCCGGGTGCGCTTTTTGGCTTCGGGCTTCTTGCCTTGAAGATTGTCCCACTGCCACGCCTTATACAGAAGTTCGATAGCGCGAGCGTCAGACGCATTGGCTATTTCTTCCTCTGAAAACCCGATCCGCTTCTGCGCGTAAGAGATGACCTCTTTACGCTCAGATTCAAGAATATCAGTATCCCGCCACGCAGGAATCCTGTCGAGCATTTCGTTGCGCTGCGCCTCTAGGTGCTGACGCATACTCTGTTCTTGTTCGCTCGCCTGTTCTCGTAAAATGCGTTGACGTTCGGCATCGACCTGCTTCTGGTATTCCTTCTGCTGGTCCCATTCGGCCTTGGCTAAAAACAATTCACGCTCAGGCATCGTTTCTGACAATGCTCTCCAATCAGGTTCCTGTTGGCTTGCCTGTTGGATTTGGGCAGACAACTGACTTAGTTGCTGCGCGTAAGCGTCACGCATTTGCTTGGTCTCTGCTGCTTCGGCTTCAAACGCCTTACGCTGCTCGGCCAATTCCATCGAACGCTTAGTATATGCCTTCTGCCGTGAATAACCCTGACGCAGTTCGTCAAGCGACACCTCAAGTTCCTCACCGTCAACTTTTACAGTGTAGACATCGGGCTGCTCTTCTTCTTCGTCTTCGTCGTCCACTTCGTAGGCATCTTCGCCGTCATCGTCCTCATCATCCTCGTAGCCGTCGTCAGGTTCGTCTTCATAGACGATGTCCTCTTCTGGCTCTGGTGCATCGGTCTCAGGCTGTTGAGGCTCTGTGGCCTCGTCCCGCACATCTGTCGCAGTATCCTCTGGGGGATTGCTCAGAAGGCTAATTGCATCATTAATTGAAATATCGCCGTTTCCTTGCGGATTGTCGGACATGGAAAACTCTCTATCTGTTAAAATTTATGCGCCGCTGAAGGTCTTCCAACTGCGCTTCTGCCAACTTACCATCCTCGACAGCACTTTGAAAATACCCCTTTAAGGCAGTAAGTGCTTGAGATAAGTAATAAAGCCTCTCGCGGTTATCCGAATCTTTAATGTCGCTGCCCTTCCAAGCGTCAACAAATTGGATTTCAAGGTATTCAAATGCTTCATTAAACAACTCATTTCTCAACAAAGCAGCGGCTTTTTCAGCCCGTTCCTGCTTCTCCCTGACCTTGTGCTTGTCCATTACAGTAATGTGTATCCCGTCAATTGTGGTGGCCTGTCAAAATATTGTGGATATGTGGCACCTTGCTTGCGAAATGCAAGGTTCGCCGCGCCAAAATCTGATGGCGACCCAAACCCTGCCCCATAACGCTGATTGAACTCAAGCAGTCCTGTCGGCGCGGTGTCGAGCAGCCCAACACGGCCATATGTGCCCGGTGCTGGCGACCCCATGGGTGACACACCATTCGGGTCGCTCATACCGGTGTCAACGCGGCAAGCGTTGAGGTCTTCATCAAAAATGTATCCGTCCGGGCATTGTTGCTGGCCCGTCGCTGGGTTAATTACAGGAGGCACGATGTCATCACTTGGCGCAATGGATTGCTGGTATGCCGCCTCGCGCTCTGCCTCGTAATCTCGGCCAACAAGCCGTCCGCCGCTTTCGCGGTAACCAGTGATGTTACCCGTTACAGGGTCATAAATAGGGGTCATGCCTGTCATA